ATTCAATCTGACGGCGTTCTGCGCCGTTTTTCCGCTTTCTGCGGATACTCTGCAAGTATATTATAGCATAGAAATCCGATTTTTACCACTGTTTTTCCGGAAAACAGCGGCCGGTCTGCTCGTTTAGCCGTTCTCCGCGATGATGCGGTCGATGGCGGCTGCTACGCCGTCCTGTGCGTTGGTGAGCGTCTCGCGCAGGCACAGATTTTTAACGGCTGCGCTTGCGTTTCCCATCGCAATCGGGAGGGCTACGGCGTTCAGCATTTCGAGGTCGTTTTCGCTGTCGCCGATGGCCGCGGCGTGGTCGAGGTCGGTGCCCAGCTCTCGGCACAGCATGCCGAGAGCAACGCCCTTGTCCGCGGCCGGCGTGATGACCTCGAGGTTGTCAGCCGCGCTGCTCATCACGCGGATACCCGGAATCTGTTCCAGTTGCGCACGGGCGCGCACGAGCATGACCGGGTCATGGCTGCGGATGAACATTTTATCGACCGAAACATGGTTTGTGGCAATATATTCCGCAACAGACGGCACAACCTTTTTCGAGCTTAAATAGCCTTCATTCGACTTATATTTGCCAAATTCAATATCATCATACGGGGTAATGAGCAGCGTCTCTCCTGCATACACCATTGTGATCATGCCGATGCGCTCCACCACGGCAGACGCACGCACAGCAGCTTCCCACGGCATGGACATGCGCATGGTGCAGCGCTCCTGCGACACGCTCGACAGCGTCGCGCCGCCCGAGGTGACCATCTGGTCATCCGTGCCGAGCATGAGTGCAAAGTCGCGTGCCTCACCGCAGATTCGTCCGGTGGAGACCACAACATGAATACCGCTCTCGCGGGCACGGCGCACGGCATCGGCGGTCGCCGGAGAGACCTGATTCTGCGGATTGAGCGCGGTTCCGTCTAAATCGAGCGCGATAAGGTCGATTTTTTTCATCTTCTTTCCTCCTGATACTGGCGCTGCTGCGCCGCATATTTCCCATCTTATTCAGCATACCGCAGCTGGGCAAAAATTGCAAGCAAATAAAAAATCGAACATTTGTTCTTGACAAATTCGGATTTTGCTCCTATTCTATGGCTCATCGAAAGGAGGTGAGGCCATGTGCAGCGAAAACGAAAAGCCGGATCAGCTGATCCGCATGCTGTACGACATCGCAGACGATGCGGAAGCACCCGCGAACAGCCGGCTCAGCGCGATCAAGGAAATCCTCGACCGGACGGTCGGCAAGGGCGTGATGCTGGGCGGCGAGCAGACCGAAGCTCAGCCAGTGGAGATCGTGTTTCGGATCGTAGACGATACGAATTCCCCGTAACACGGCGGCAGGCGGCGTTCATGCAGTCGGACACGCTTGAAACGCTGTTCGGCGGCGCGGCAGGCGGCGGCAAAAGCCACGGTCAGCTGCTCGATGCTTTGCGGTTTGCGGTGTGCTATCCGGGTTCACGGCAGCTCATGCTGCGAAGGACCATGCCGGAGCTGGAGCGCTCGCTTGTACCGGCGGCTTTGCGGCTGTATCCGCAGTGCATTGCAAAGTACAAGGTGAGTGAGCACCGGTGGGATTTTGCAAACGGTTCAGCGCTGGAATTCGGGTACTGCGACGCGGAAAGCGACGTGACCAGGTACCAGAGCGCGGAATACGATGTCATCCGGTTCGATGAGCTGACACATTTCACCGAAAGCCAGTTCACCTATCTGCTGTCGCGTATCCGCGGCACGAACGGATTCCCCAAGCAGGTCAAGGCGACGACCAATCCCGGCGGTGTCGGTCACCAGTGGGTGAAGAGCCGTTTTATCGACTCCATGCCGCCGGACACCGTGCGCGAGTTCGACGGCGGCACGCGGCTGTTTCTGCCCGCAAGACTGGGTGACAACCCGTTTCTCCGCAAGGCGGATGCAGGCTACGAGAAACGCCTGAAGCTGCTCTCTCCCACCGATCGGAAAGCACTGCTCGACGGCGTGTGGGAACTGAACGAGGGACAGTATTTCAGCGAATTTTCGCGCGACCTGCATGTTGTAAAGCCGTATGCCATCCCGCATGACTGGCGGCGCTGCCTGACCATTGACTACGGTCTGGACATGCTGGCAGCGCTATGGATTGCGCAAAGTCCGGACGGACACAGCGTGGTCTACCGCGAGCTCTACCGTCCGGGACTCATCATTTCGGATGCAGCGGCGCAGATACTTGCCTGTGAGACGGCCGGAGAACACATTGACTGCCGTCTCGCGCCGCCCGATCTGTGGAACCGACGGCAGGAAACCGGCAGAAGCGCGGTAGAGCTGTTCGCGGACAGCGGACTGGATTTTGTTAAAAGCAGCAATGAACGCGTCGCCGGATGGCTGGCGCTGCACGAGCTGCTCATGCCGCGCAAGGATACGGACGGCGCCGTTCGTCCCAGACTGACGATTTTCGACACCTGCCGCAATCTGATCCGCACGCTGCCTGCACTGCAGCACGACAAACGCAATCCGTCCGACACAGCGAACACGCCGCACGAGCTGACCCATGCGCCGGATGCGCTCCGCGGGTACGCCGCGACCGTGTACGAGCCGGTTAAGGCTGTCCCTCAGTCAGCGTATGACTGCGAGGTAGGCGAATTTCTCAGGTTTTAGCACAGCAAAGGAGGATTTGATGGAAATTTTATGTTACACGCTGTCTGCGGCGATACTGGTCCTGACCGGTGCAATCATCTCCGGCGGTGTGGTTCTGCCGCGGCGTTTGCCAAAGGAGCACACGGCAGAATCTACGCCGGAGGATACGCTCAGCCGCGATCTGGCGGCGCTGATGAACTACGGACGAGAGGAGGACAACGATGAAATTTGATCCGTCACCGACGGCAATCTGGAAGAAATATGAGCGCGACCGCGACTACAAGCGCTCAATCGGTTTATACGACCGTGTTCGGCGCAACGAGGCGTTTTACCTCGGCAGGCAGTGGGAGGGGCTGCGCGTGCAGTCGCTCGACCCGCTGATCTTCAACGTGCTGCGCCGCTGCGTCAACCTGTTTGTGGCCATGCTGGTCTCCGACGATGTGGCGGTACGCGCCCAGCCGTTTGACATGGATGAGGACGGGCGGCAGACCGCGCATGTGCTCGAACGCGCGTTTGCATCCGCGATCGAGCGTTCGGGTGTCAAGGCACTCGGCCGCCCGCTGCTGAAAAACGCCTGTGTGGACGGTGATGCTTGCTTCTACATGCACTTTGATCCGGCTCTTGAGACCGGTCAGGCGGTCAAGGGCGATATTGCGGTGGAGCTGATTGATTCCACGAACATCTGCTTCGGCAACGCCGCCTGCGATGAGGTACAGCGCCAGCCGTACATTATCATTGCCATGCGGCGCGACGCGGACGAGGTGCGCCGCGAAGCGCGTGCCAACGGCATCTCCGCGAGTGACGCGGAAGCCATTCGACCGGATGATGTGGGCGAGTACCACCGTTACCGTACCTCGAGCGACGGCGAGCGCGTGACCGTACTGCTGCATATGCGCAGGACCGAGAACGGCATTGCCTTCTGCAAGACCACGCGGAATGCCGTTGTCATGCCCGAAAAGGTGCTTCCCTATCGGCTGTATCCGGTGACGCATCTGTGTTGGAACCGCGTGCGCGGCTCGTGCCACGGCGAAAGTCCACTGACCGAGGCCATTCCGAACCAGATCGCCATCAACAAGCTGTACTCGATGTACGTCCAGTGCATCAAGCAGGTGGCGTTCCCTAAGATCGTGTACGACATGACGCGGTTCCCGAACGGCTGGTCGAACGACGTCGGCAAGGCAATCGGCATGCGCGGCAACCCGAACGACGCCATCGCGGCGGCGTTCCGCGCACCGGATATCTCGGCACAGGTGCTGCAGCTGCTCAAGCAAATGATGACCGATACCGCGGAACTCATGGGCGCAAGCGAAGCCGCACTCGGCACGGTCAATCCGGACAACACCTCGGCAATTATCGCGGTGCAGAACGCAACGGCGGCTCCGCTCGAGCTGACAAAAATGGAGTTCTACCGCTTCACTGAGGACTGGGCGCGCATTTTCCTCGATATGATGGGCGCGCACTACGGCGTGCGCACGCTCGTTCTGCCGAACGAGGACGGCGGCGAACCCGAAACATGCACGTTCGACTTCTCCACACTCGCCGGACAGGACATGCGCCTGCAGGTGGATGTCGGCGCGGCAAGCTACTGGTCCGAAACCATGCAGACGATGACAAACGATCATCTGCTGGAGAGCGGCGTTATTTCCGACCCGCTCGTATATCTGGAAAACGTACCGGATTATCAGGTACGCGGCAAACACGACCTGCTGCACGCACTTCGCGTACAGCGACAGCAGCAAAAGGAGGCAAACAGTAATGCAGAAAACCACAGTGAATCCCAATCCTGAGCAGGAAATGACGGTCAATCCGTTCGCACAGGAGCAGGCGGCGGAAATCCAGCCGCAGGAAAATGCGCAGACCTATCCGGTCGAGGTGGACGGCGATATCGTCGAACTGACGCTCGAGGAGCTGATCGACGCAGCCGCACAGGGACTTTCCAAGCGCAACGCGTACATCCGCCGTAATCGTGCGGCAAACGCCATGCCGAACGGCCAGATCTACGCCGCATTCGTCGAGGAATATCCCGATGTCCGTCCCGAGGACATTCCGCAGCAGGTATGGGAGTGGGCGCAGCAGGAAGGCTCGCTCGTGTCCGCGTACCGCAAGTGGGAGATTGCCGAACTGAGAGACGAACTGGCAGCGCTCGAGATGAACCAGAAGAACCGCCGTGCGGCGGTCGGTCCGGCGCAGTCGGACGGGGAACCCACGGGGGCAGACCCGGTTACGCTCGCTTTGCTCGGCAAGTAACATTCTCATTACTTCACGATTTAACATTTATATAGGAGGTAAATTTTTATGGCTATCAATCTCGCAAGCAAGTATTCCGACCAGATTGCGGAGGTATTCACCCGTGCGTCCTTCATCAAGGGCAAGACCGCCGAGACGTATGACCTGACTGGCGTAAAAACGCTCAAGGTTTACACCCCGATCACGGTGGAGGAGGTCGATTACGACCGTGACGGCGGTCTGAAGCGCTACGGCGATGTGACCGAAATGCAGGATGTGGTACAGGAGCTGACCATGACGCAGGACAAGGCGTTTACCCTGACCATCGACAAGGGCAACAACCTCGATCAGAATCTGGTCAAGAACGCCGCCGACATGCTGCGCCTGCAGCTGAATGAGAAGTCCACGCCGGCGGCGGACAAGTACGCATTCAAGCGCTTCGTCACCATGGCGGGCAGCATTGTGGAAAGTGCAAAGCCGACCAAGGCGAATATCATCAGCAAGATTGCGGATGCGTCGCAGGCACTTGACGATGCACTTGTGCCGGACGACAACCGCTATCTGTATCTGACGAGCGAAATGTACAAGCTGGTGTGCACCTCGGACGAGTTTGCCGGTGTGGACGTGCTGGCGCGTCAGTCCATCGCTAAGGGCGTGTGCGGCGAGGTATTCGGCATGAATGTCGTCCGTGTTCCCAAGAGCTATCTGCCGGAGGACGTGTACTTTCTCGTCGCACACAAGGATGCCGTGCTCATGCCGTACAAGATTGCGGATGCCAAGGTGCATGAGGACCCGGTCGGCGTGTCCGGTGCACTGATCGAGGGCCGTCACTACTACGACGCATATGTGCTCGGCGCAAAGTGCGGCGGCGTGTATGCACTGGTCGATGAGGACTGCCGCTCGAGCGCACCGACCATCAGCCAGGGCAAGATTACTGCGTTCGGCAAGGTGCGTTACACCCTGGACGGCTCGGATCCGCGCTACTCGGATTCTGCGAAGGATTACGTTGCCGGCACTGTGCTGACGCCGGAGACCGGCTGCAAGATCCGCGCATACTGCGTGCAGTCCGGCGCGTATCCGTCCGAGGTAGCGGAAGGCTAAATTCAAATAGCAGATAAGAGTTAGGAGTGAGGAGGTAGGAGGTAGGAGGTTTTCTTCGTTTACTCCCCACTCCTGCCTTCTAACTCCTCACTGTATCCAATGAACCCATCACAAAGGAGGTAACCCTATGACCGGAACCGAATGCTTTCGTGCAGCGCTGAATATTTTATCCGAAACACCGGACAGCGGTGTGTATTACGAGCAGTTTGCGCTCGGTGCGCTCAACCAGCTGTTAGCGAACAGCCTGCGCGAGATGAACGCAGAACGTGCGTCTGACGGCAAAGACGTGCTGCTTGTGCCGCCGCGCATGACGGCGCTGACCGAGGAGCTGCCCGCCGGCGACTGGCTGGCGCGCGAATGTTTTCCGTACGGACTGGCGGCGCTGCTTGTCGCAGATGACGACAAGGCCAAGTTTAACTGGGCGGCAACCGAGTACAGCGAACGCCTGCTGAGTCACTGTCCCGCGCAGTTTACCGCCGTGCAGGAGATGATTTAATGCGAAGCTATGAATTTCCCTATCCGGAGGCCGAGCAGCAGACCGTGGTCAGCCGGTTCGGCGGCATCGACTGCCGCACGCATCCGACCAAGGTTTCCCTCTCCCGCTCGCCGGATATGCAGAACATGATCTGCGACCAGAACGATTTTCTGGTAAAGCGCACCGGATGGCGCACACAGGCGCAGTTTAACGCACCCATCTACGGGTTATTCGCCATGCCGGATGGTGTGGGCTGTGCCGTACATGCGGGTGCAAAGCTGTATTTTCGGGCGCCGGACGGCACGCAGACCGCGCTGTGCAGCGACATGAACGAGGCGTTTTCCCAGTCGTTTACGATGAAGGGTGTACTCTACCTGATGGACGGCAAAACCTATCGTGCGGTGCGCAAAAGCAGCAAAAATACGGCCTGGGAAGCCGTTTCCGTATCCGGCACCGCCTATGTGCCGACCACGACCATCTCTGCGGCGCCGACCGGCGGCGGCACCAGCTACGAGGCGGTAAATCT